GGTGATGTAACAGATGGTGGAGATACTATCGCAGATGCAATTTCACAAGGTGAATCGGTTGATTCTAACTATGTAGGTACTTACTACCCATGGGTTAAAACAATAGATTCAAGAACAAATAAACTAACAACAATTCCACCATCAGTATTGATGCCAGGAATTTACGCTTCAAACGATGCGGTTGCTGCTGAGTGGTTTGCACCAGCTGGTTTAAATAGAGGTGGTATCGTAGGTGCGGTATCTGTATTAAACAGATTAACACATTCTGAAAGAGATACTTTATATGAAGGAAAGATTAATCCAATCGCTCAGTTCCCTGGAGAAGGTATTGTTGCATTTGGACAGAAAACTTTACAAGATAAAGCATCTGCACTTGATAGAATCAATGTAAGAAGATTGATGATTAGAGTTAAGAAATATATTGCTTCAACTTCAAGATACTTAGTATTTGAACAAAATACATCTCAAACAAGAGGTAAGTTCTTAAATACTGTGAATCCTTATTTAGAAGGAATACAACAAAGACAAGGATTGTATGCATTTAGAGTGGTGATGGATGAGAGTAATAACACACCTGATGTAATTGACAGAAACATATTGGCTGGACAGATTTTCCTACAACCAACAAAAACTGCTGAATTCATCGTGTTAGACTTCAACATCTTACCGACAGGGGCATCATTCTCGGCATAATTAATTAAAAATAAAAAAGAACTATATTTATAGTAGAATATAATTAGGAGAAAACAAAATGGCAGAAGTATTAGAATTTAACGATATGTTTTATACCAACTTCGAACCGAAGATGAAGAATAGATTCATCATGGAAATCGATGGTATCCCTTCATATCTTATAAAAACAGCAAACAGACCTTCAATTCAATTTGAAACTGTTACCCTTGACCACATTAACGTTAAAAGAAAACTTAAAGGAAAAGGTGAATGGCAAGATGTAGAGATTACTCTATATGACCCAATCGTTCCTTCAGGAGCTCAAGCAGTAATGGAATGGGTAAGATTATCACATGAATCATTAACAGGTAGAGATGGTTATGCGGATTTCTATAAGAAAGATATCCAATGTTACCTATTAGGACCAGTTGGTGATAAGATTGAACAATGGACTATGAAAGGTGCATTTATCAATAATGCAGTGTTTAATGATTTAGATTGGTCAAATGCAACAGATCCTGTTGAAATTACTTTGACACTATCTTATGATTACGCAGTTTTAGAATATTAATACTCCCAAAATATATTTTTATAAAGGAAAAAGTTCTCTTAGTGAGAACTTTTTTTGTGTCTTTCTTTTTCTAATTTTTTAAAAGTTATATATTTATATACAAACAAATAAATTAAATGTTATGGCAAATTATGAATTTCCAACTGAAATTATAGACCTTCCATCGAAAGGTAAGGTTTACTCACCAGAAAACCCATTATCAAAGGGTACGGTGGAGATTAAGTATATGACTGCTCGTGAAGAGGATATACTTGCTTCCCAAAATTTGATAAGAAAGGGGGTGGTGTTAGATAAACTCTTTGAATCTGTTGTAGTAGAAGAAAATATAGATATTAATGATATTTGTATTGGCGATAAGAATGCTATTCTCTTAGCAACTCGTATTTTAGGATATGGTAAAGATTATCAAGTAGAAATAACTGACCCATTCTCAGGCGAACAACAAAAAACAAATATTGATTTAGCTAAAATACAAATAAAAGAAGTTGATGAAAATCTTCTAAATTCAGATAATAAATATGAATTTGATTTACCACTTGCAAAGAAAAAAATCATTTTTAAATTACTAACACATAAGGATGAAAAAGATATTTCAGCCGAAATACAAGCATTACAAAGGTTAAGAAAAGAAAGAGATGGTGCTGGTAGTGAAATCAGTACTCGTTTAAGATATATGATACTTGAGATTGATGGTAATAGTGATAGAGGATTTATTAATAATTTTGTTAAAAACAGTTTATTAGCAAGAGATACAAGAACATTAAGAAACTATGTACAAAAAATTAGTCCAGATTTAGATTTGAAATTCAATTTTACTTCTGAGATAACAGGTGAACAGGAGGCACTTGATATACCATTAGGTGCCGGGTTTTTTTACCCTACCGACTGATTACTCGATTCAACTTCATAATCAGATTTGGGAAATGGTTAACTTCGGTAATGGATTTACTTGGACAGAGGTTTATACTATGCCAATTCATTGGAGAAGGTTCTATTTCAAAAAATTAGTAGATAGTAAAGCAAAAGAAAAGGCTGAATATGATAAAGCCAATAAAAAAGGTGGTTCTAAGGGACCAAATGTAAGAGTGAGGAAATAACATCCTCACTTTTTTTTTACATTATATTTATAGTAGTATAAAACTATATAAAAGGAAACAGTATTATGTCAAACAACAAAATAAATGAAAATATGCTATCTCGTTTCTTTGGAGATGTATTCGATAATTTAAGAGATGGAACTGCTGATAGGTTTATCAGTAAGGTAAGAAAAAGAAAATTCCCAAAAGAAATTGTTGACTCTTTAGAAAAATTAAAAAAAGATAGAGATAATTTTGAAAAGAAATTAAAAGCTTACGAAAAAAAGTATGGTGAAACACCAAATCTTAAATAAACTATAAGGTAACTAATGGCTGACCAAAGAAGTAGATTAACGGTATTAAAAGAACTGAAAGAAGTACAGGCCGCTATTGTCAAGCTCGAAGCAAAAGGTGCAGATATAACTAAAAAACAATCCGCTGACTTAAAAAAAAGGGAGTTGTCTCAACTTAAACTGGAAGCGGAATCTGCAAAGCTCCTTCAAGATAATTTAAAAACATTTGCAGAATCAGAAAAAAGTATAGGTCAAATATCCAATAGTTACCGAGATTTTAAAAACCAACAAAAAGAAACAAATGATTTAGCCAAAGCATTAAGTGATGAGGTAACTCCTAAACAAGCCGAAGGAATAGCTGAAGTACTCAAACTGACACGAGATTTATCAGAACTTAATATTGAAGATACAATACAAATAGAAGCTCAACAAGGTGAAATAGATAATAAAATAGCTAATCTTCAAAAAGTATTAAAACTAAACGATAAAGTACTCGCCTCTCTTAAAAAACAAAATTTAGCAGGTAGTGATATTGCTAAATCAACTAAAGAAGAAAAAGAGTCATTAAAGGCAAGTACAAAAGCACAAGAACAACTAAAAGAAAAATCAGATGCTTTTTTAGAAACTTTAGAATCTGCAGTAAGACAAGTCTTTAACATTGCTGGATTTTTTGGATTAGCCTTTGCTGCAGCAGGAAAATTTGCAGGGAAAATTGCAGAAACTAATAGAGAAATAGGTAATGTTGGTGGAGGATTGGGTAATCTTTCCTATGAAGTTGGATTACTGAGTTTGTATTTTGATAATACAAATGAAGGCCTTAAAGCATTTTCACAAGAGTTTGGAAATATACCATCAGAAAGAGTTCTTGAAGATACACTCTTAATATCAAAAAATATGGGAGTATCGGCAACCGATGCTGCTAGATTACAACAAAACTTTGCTGGAGTAAATGGTGGTTCAAAGGATATTGCTAATAATATGCTTAAAACCACTCAAGAATTTGCTAATCAGAATAATCTTATACCATCACAGTTGATGGCTGATTTAGCAGCAAATACTGAACAGTTTGCATTGTTTGGAAAAGATGGTGGAAAAAATATATTAGCTGCAGCAGGATATGCAGCAAAACTTGGTGTATCAATGTCTAAAATATCAGGAATAGCAGATAATCTGTTAGATTTTGAATCATCAATAACTAAAGAATTAGAACTTTCTGCTATGTTAGGTAAAAATATTAACCTAAGTAAAGCTAGAGAACTTGCGTATGCGGGTGATTTAAAGGGAGCAACTCAAGAAACATTAAGACAACTCGGTGGAATATCTGCATTCAATCAAATGGATTACTACCAAAAGAAACAAACTGCAGACTTGTTAGGAGTTACTGTTGAAGAATTTAAAAAAATGGCAACCAATCAAGGTCAAGCCAATGATATGACTTCAATAGGAGTTTCTCAATTCGATAGTATGGGTGAAATGATAGCTAATATTGGTAATAGTTATATACCTACAATATTAACAGGAATAGCTGGACTTCTTACTTTAATGGCATTAGCAAATAAAAAAACTGGCATAATGGGAAGAATGTTTGGTGGTATTGGTAGTGCGATAGGTGGAGCAAAAGATAAACTCTTGAATTTTGTAAGTCCCAAAACAATGGGTCCTATGACCAAGATGGGTAAACCTGATATGAGATTCAAGGCAAACAAACAAGGTTCAGGTGGATTAAAATCATTAGCAGAAGGATTAAAAGCTATGGGTAACCCCAAAGTTCTTTTCGGTGCACTTAACTTAATACCAACCGCATTAGGTATGGTTGCAATGATAGCAGCAATACCAGGTATGTTAGGAATAGGATTACTCGGTAAAATAGCAGGAGTAGGTTTACAAGCATTAGGACTTGGATTATCTGCATTTGGTGCTACTGTATCTGCAGCAGCAGCTCCTATATTAGTAGGATTGGGTCTTTTATTTTTACTTGGTGGGGCATTAGTTCCTCTTGCATATGCACTTAGTTTAACTGCTCCGGTAATATCTGCATTTGGAGATGTATTAAGAGGAGCATTTGAAGGGATTGCATCAATAATTCCACCAATAGTAGATGGATTTTTATCAATCATGGGAGCAATAACTTTAGAAAAAGTAGGACAACTTGCTTTATTCTCATTAGCAGTTGTTGGATTAGCAGGTTCAATGTATTTACTTGGAACATCACTAGCATTTTTAGGAGCAGTTGGTTTACCAGGATTATTTATGTTAGCTGGACTTGCTGCAATATCTGTACCAATTATAGCTTTAGCATCTATGTTAGGAATCGGTGGTGATAATTCAGAAGAAGCTTCAGCAATAGAAAAAGGTGGAGAATCGTTAGAACAAAAAATGTTAACCGAATTAGAAGGTATGAGAGAACTACTTAAAAAAGGTCATGTAATAATGATGAATGGACAAGTAGTTGGTAAAACACTATTTAGAAATGAAGATAATAACCAAATGCAATCTACTACAATAAAATAGGAGTAAAATATGGCAAGAACAATAATGGAACTTTTTCGTAGTAATGACTCTTACAAATATGGTACATCCTATTCTGAAGTAAAATCTGATAAAGAAACTTTTATAGAACAAGAAATAAGTGGTATTAGAATCAAATCATTAGTTGAATTAAACAATCCTTTAATATATGGTAACGAGGCAACTCGTATTGCATTAAGAACTACTCCTACACTTGATGCCATCAAACAAAATGCTACAGACCCTTTCGGGTCCGAAGCTGGTGGAGGATTAATAGGTGGTAAAATAACTCAAGCAAGAAACTTTGTAAATGATAAATTAGGAATTCCATCTGCATTAACTCCATCTAAAGTATCTGATAAAGTAATAGAATTAAGAGCTGATAAAAAATCCCAAACTAATTCACAGACACCTATCACACAAGATAGTTATGGACCCAATGGTAGTTTAGTTGGTAAATTCTTAAAAGATACAGGAGGCGGTAACCCAACAACTATTGGTAAACAAGCATTAGGAAAAGGAATTGGTCTTTTAAAAGATAAAGCAAGAAAAGGATTATTTGGTGGACCACAATCAATAGATGAAGTTGTTGGTGATGATAATGCAGAAAAAATTAAAGAATACTCAAATACCAACCCATATACTAAAGTATTAAAAGATGTAAGAGAGTATAAACGAGAGGGTGGATATCAAGAATTAAAGGATTACGAAAATGAATCTCCAATTAAGTTCGCAAATGCAAGTGATAGTCAAGTAGACTTAAGAAAAGTATCACCAGCATATGCAGTTTCAAGAGGTGGGATTATGAGATTTGGAAATACTGAATATGCATTTGAAGCAAAAGATTTAAAAGAAAATAAAAAATTAAAAACACAATATAGTTCTGAAACTCCATATGCTACTCGTTATAATAATGAAGGAAAAGGTGAGCTTGTTAAAAATAGTAAAGCTGAGGAAAGTTTAGGGGAATTATATGGTTTAAATAATCTTGGTGATAATATTAATACTATAAGTGTTGCAGATGATTATTCATTAGATGAAAATGATGCATTCATTAAAGTTGGTACTGATAGTTATAATGATTTAATCCCATTATGGTTTAGAAGAAAAGGTGGAACAAAACCAATTGCATTTAGAGCAATTATATCAGGACTTACTGAATCTAGTACACCATCATGGTCTGGACAAAAATTCTTAGGTAATCCTTATTCATTTTATTTATATGAAGGAGTTGAAAGAAATATATCATTTAATCTAAAAGTTGCAGCTGCATCTCCAATAGAACTTGCTAATATTTGGGAAAGATTAAAAGTATTAACTACTTATACATACCCAACAATTAAAAATGGATTATCAAACCCTCCTATTATAGAATTTAGATTAGGTTCAATGTATAATAACAGAACTTCATTTATTGAAACACTACAATATACTATACCAGATGAAGGAAATTGGGAAACCGATGGAGAGGTAGTTGGATATTTACCAAAAATTGTTGATATATCAATGACACTTAAATTTATTGAACAAGAAGGAGCTGAACAACGAGTTTATGATTTTAATTTAAGTAAAGCAGCAGTTAAAAAAATTAATGAACAACGAGAGGTAAATTTTTCAACTAAAGAACAAGTTAACTCAAATGGTACTCTCAATCGTGCAAAACCAATGAAAGTAACAATAAAAAAACAATCAATTTCTCCAATGGGACTTGGAATCTCTGATATGAAACCACCAGTACTAAAAAGTGTAAACCCTAATGTACCATCACAAACACCACCTTCATCAGATAGTGCAACAGAAGATATAAAAACAGAAAGTGCACAATCTTCTGCATCAACTACATTAAGTGATAAAACTCCTATACAAGCTGCAAAAGAAGAGGAAAATAAATCAAACATGAATCCGATGCAATCAAAAACTTTTACATCGTTAAAAGTAAGAAGGGGTGCTAAAGTTAAAGTTGAAATCATACCAAAAAGTAAATTACCTTATTATGCTAAACAAGAATCTCTTGATAATCCAAGTTCTATATATGTAAAAAGTGAAGGTCCTCATTCTGTTAAAGGTGGGAATGTATATGTATTTGAAGAAATCTCATTTTATGGGACAAGACATCTACTAATGCATGGAACTGGTACTATACCAACAGACCCAACTCCAAGAGAACTTGCAATGGAAAGAGAATTAACTAATGCAACAAGAGGACGTAATGGTGGAACTGTGGCTAACTAAATTAATAAATTATGGCAAGTAGATATCAAAATAATAGAAGTAAAAAACTAAAAGATGGTAGAGAAGTATATCGTTCTAAACGATATCCTAAGATACCAAAAAGAGATAGTGATATTTATGTAGTAACTCAAGGTGGCGATAGGTTAGATACCCTTGCTAATCAGTTTTACAATGATGTATCCTTATGGTGGATAATTGCAGCTTCAAATAATATCCACGATGCACCCTTTGCATTAAAAGAAGGAACGATAATAAGAATACCAATAGATAAAAATACAATTTTAAATAATTTTTACGAATAGTTATGGGGTTTCCACAATTTGCAAACATAGATAACCGTATTTATAAAACCATGGTTAATAGAGCCGGTAA